GCTCACATTGTTTACAAGATAGGAAACCATGATGACCGATGGAATCAGTTTTTAGTGCGTAATGAAATCAAAGGTTTGGACTGCCTTGAGTTGAGCGCATTACTTGAATTTGATAAATTGCACATTGTTGAAGTCGGTAACATGGCAACGATTTGGGCCAATAAGTTAGCTATCATTCACGGACACGAACATAAATACGGCATGATAGCCCCTGTTAATCCTGCAAGAGGTTTGTTTCTAAGGACCAAACAAAGCGCATTAATGAGCCATGTACATAGGGTTTCTGAACATACAGAAAAGACCCATGCGGGTAAATTAATCGGATGTTGGAGTACGGGCTGCTTATGTCAATTAACGCCTGACTATATGCCCTACAATAACCACTATCACGGATTTGCTATCATTGAACTTTACCAAAAAGGGATGTTCACGGTCTATAACAAAAAAGTAATTGACGGGAACGTGTATTGATTGATTAACCCTACATTGTAGGGCATAATGCGGGTTAATGTAGGGTATTTCGGACGATGAATAGACGCAGGGTATTGCGTGTATTTGGGGGTTAGCAGCCATTTAAAACGACACCCAACCAAGCGTGAAGTTGTTTAGCATCTTCAATACTCATATTAAATCCTGTTTCGTTTGGTATAGGATATTTTGTATCATCTGAAAGGTTATTTAATTCAAATGAAATTACTGGAATATGGTCGCTACTCCATTCGCATTTTTCAATATCCATTGTGTACCAGTTGTTTTTATCTATTGTACTTATTTTCATTTTGTCAAGTTATAAGTTTATTTTTAAAATCAATTTGTCAAGTTATAGGCTGACGAAAAACAGCAGCTAACAATATATTGGCAAAAGGCGGGCTGACGGTAATTAGAATGAGCATTTGCACTTTTGGCAACATTCCTACACAACTCATCAGTAGTGCTATTTTTCCCGCCCTTCGCCAATATTTTGCCGTTAGGCACAATTTATACCTAACTCAATCAAATCTTCTACACTTGCTTTTCGCCAAACCTTTATATCTGGACTTTCATCACCAACAAAGTCACAAACTGTTTTATAAACTTCTACTTTTATTTGCCACCCAAATAAGGTTTTGCGAATCCTATATTTTCCTGTTAATCTTCTCATTTTATTTTGATTTGTGAAGAAAAACGGCTTATAACAGCACCTAAACAAGATGGCTGGGTTTCGTGGTTTATTGATGTTTCGTGTTCCATATTTATATTTGATGTTTTCTTTATATGTTTTTACAACGTGTATAGGTTTTGGCACTTTTCTTTACATATCAAAAGCATTGGTTATAACAACACATAAGCAAAAGCCCAAATCCAACCGCAGAATGCCACCGCTATTTGTGCCTTCGCTTATCTGCATCACGTTAGTGGCAATTTTGCCAACCATCATTACTGATTGCTAATTTCGCACCCATGACAAAAGCATTAAATACCTTTTCATCTTTGCTATCATAACCAACAAATTCGCACCATGTAACTGCCGCTTCCATAATTGCTACTTCATTAAAAAAACTACCGCTAACAGCAAATTGGCGCAATGCGTAAGCAAACCCTTGCCTCCAACCTACTTTAGTATCTTGTTCTTGTTCCTTGTTTAACCAGTCTGCATTACCAGCATAATAGCCGTCTGCAAGTGTTTTAATTTCTTCGTTTGTCATATTATTTTAGTTTTAAATTATGCACTGCGCCAACCGCCCTACCGTTATCGTTCATTCCCCATCACCTTCATCATCACCCCTACAAACTCGCTAACCGTCAACTCGCTTATCTTTCGGTTATCGGTTTTAATGTCAACAGGTGCGCACATTGTCTGGTCATAGGCTTCAATCGCTTTGAGCCAATTAGCCCGATTCCGTTTTACGTCATCAATGTGAATGGATACTTCGCCGACGATCCGTTTTGCTTCGATTACGTTTGTATTTAACAAACGCTTCATTTCGCGTGTTAATCTATCGGCCATTCCGGTTACGCTTATGCCTTGACTGATGGCGAATTGCTTTTGGCTCAGTCCGCTTTCGAGGAATTGTTTTAGGTTGTTGAAGTGCATGGTATACTATTTATTAGTCCTTACTAAATTACCTGCCTTATCCCGCTTCACATATCCGGATTGGATCGTGTAATCAATACACAGGTCCTCGATGATGTGTTTCGGATACTTGTTCCCGTTTGGCTTCTCTTTTAATCCGATTATCTCAAGCGCTTGCAATACGGGATAAGGGATGTCGATATTTTTGCGTTGTGTTTCAGTTTCTTGCATACTATTCTTTTTTGCAAATATACACCATGTTTTCAATATACACACTATTAAATATATTTAACAATTCGATAACAATATAGGTAGCGGGTGTATATGTATATGATATATCTTTGTACCAACAAACAACAAAAAGAAAAGATCATGACAACAACAATCAATTTTTACGAAGGTAGTTACCAATTCAACAGCATCTTAACAGACTTAAATGTTAGTCCTGATTTCGTTGAGATGAAACTTGCAAAACAATACGAGTATAGGCCAACAACTGAAAGTTTATGGGCCGAAATAACTCGTGATTCTAAAATAGTATCACGATTTATTTTTGAATACGGAATCGGGTTAAAAGAAATAGAATTGGTAAAAAAATAAAAAATCAGGGGTGCGTCTGTAACGCACGTTTTTATGAAAACAATAATTCACGTTAATCAGCATAATATTAAGGCAAACGCCAAAGGTGATAATTTACCTGTTATTACTTGCAAAACTTACAAATCAAATAACTATGCTAATGAAGCCGTTATTTATGGGCAAGACGGCTTAATAGCAGCTAAAATTATTTATTCGCCAGATAAGCCTCTTTCTTGCGGTGCAAAAGTATGGATTGAAACTTATGGAAAAGTTGAAACAAAATAGAGGTGGCAAACGCACTTATCGGGTAAGGTATTGTCTAAGAAATCAATGTTATGAACGGTATTCAATTTCATTCCCTGCAAATATACACCATATTTTCAATATACACACTATTAACTAATATTAACAATTCGGTAACAATATAGGTATCGGGCGTATGTGTATATGATATATCTTTGTACCAACAAAACGATAAAGCAATGAACACAACATCAAACATTTACAACTACATTCAAGGGCTTAACCCATCAACTGTTACCATCTCTTCAATGGGTAACGTAATTGATGCAAATCATCAACAATTAGCAGACAGCAAGCGTATGGAAGTTATGAGCGCATTGAATCAAGATACATTGGCTTACAAGATAGCTTCAACTGCTGACAGGTTCAGCGCTAAACAATTATGGGTTATCGCTTTTGAATTAGAAAAAAACGCGGACTTCGTTAATGTTGTGAGCGAGTTCTACAATGAATTACAGATGGAGCGTGAAGCCGACCGCGCTCATAAATCTGCAAAACGTCAAGCAAAAAAAGAATCAAAAAAACAAGTTGAAGAAGTTAAGGCTGCCAATGTAGCTGCATTCAATGGCTTATCTGCTGACGTTATGCACGCACGATTTGGCAAGGGTGTTAAGGTTAGTGAAGATGACAAGACCGTTACCGTCTTGTTTGAATTACATGGCGAAAAAAAGTTAGCTAAAGCCTACGCACAATTACAATCAATCTAATAATCATTTAAAAACCCCAATAACATGAACTTCCAATTTCAAGACAAAAAAGTATCAGTAAGATTTGCAGACTCTTTGCCATCCGGCTATGGCCACAAAAAAATAAAGGTCGAATTAGAGTGCGAAGGCGAATCAGAATCATTCATAGCAACTACCAACTTCATGCCCGGCTACGATGCGGCTAATGACTTGGATGGGCAAGACAGATACGACGCCCTTTACGATTTAATCGATTCTCAAATCGAAGGCGAAGTGCTGGAGTGGCTAACTCAAACTTTTTCTAATTAATTAATTTCTAAACCCCCAATAACATGAGAATTCAAACATCATTCCAGAAATTCAGACCACTTAAACAAGGCGGTAAAAACCAATTGCAGGAAATCGTGATTAGCTGCAACGTAAGCAGCCCCCGCGAAGCATACGACCTTTCACACGAACATTTCGCCATTGATTTGTATATCGATCGAAAATTTGTCGGTGACTTATCCTACATCCTTGCCGAAGTCAATGATGAAGCCTTTAGAGATATAATCGACTCCATCGACTGGGACTACGAATGGCACGTGGCCAATGACAACAGCCTTGACGATGACCAACAGCGGACTGATTGGCAAGATAGATAAATTTTAAACACTTAAAAATAAACAACATGAAAATTCAAATTACAACAACAACAACAACGACTCAGGAAAGAGAAATCACACTCCCCCACTACATCCGAATCAGCGAATTCCAATGCTGCAAGATCGTATCAGAAACGGAAGTTATCTGCGCCCATGTTTGGGATGGCCCGACCTTCAAGGCGGGTCAAATTGAACAGAGAGACAGCGCTAAAGAAGTGCTATCTTATAAGCATGAAGAAATCAGCGCAAACGAATTCAGGGCGCACATTTACCGGGCCTACGAAATATGCGAGGATGTTTATAACAAGTCAAATATTTAATTAACTTTAAACCTTACACCACATGACACCAATAGACATAACTATCCTTTCAGTCCTAACAATAGCGGTAATATATTCCGCTATTGTTTTGGGCCATTACTCAAAAATAACTCCAGATGATGAACAGATTTGAAGCCGAAATGGAACTACATATCCTGCTGAACAAACGCAGCACCGACTATGAGCAGTTATGCGACCTATACAACAAGATAGGCGCTGAATTGAGCCGCGATTGTAAACAGGGCCTATGCACTTACAAGTTCGCAACAAACAAGCTAAGAGGTCTGGAGGATCGAATTACAATTAATCAATTAATCAATCAAATATCATGCAACTAATATCAAACACAATCGCAACCACAACCGAAGAACTAACTGAACTCATGCAGTTTTGCATCCTTCATGGAATCAAAGGAGCTGTGAACATTACCTTTGAAAACGATAAAATAGAGGTTTGGCAGCCGTCACAAATGCCGGTGGCTGAATCGGTACGAAAGAATCAAAGACGCCCAACTCACGACGAGGACGCATGGCATCCACATGAGTTTGCGGTGTGAGCCTATGACCTTACAAATCCGTCGCAAAAGTCAGCTAAATTTGCGACAAAATAAATTAGGATATACCATATACATTAACTATCTTTGCTTATTATTAATCAAAACCCCAGTAAAAAATGAAAACTCATTTTAAAAAACTCAAAAACCCTAACTACATCGGTTCATGGGACCTGATGGATGAAGAAGGCCGCGTTAAGGACCTCACAACAACAATCACAGGCGTAAAAAAAGAAATGGTCCACGACGGAAACGGAGGCCAAGAAGAATGCCCTGTGGTTCAATTACATGGCGTGAAACCATTAGTTGCTAATTCGACAAACCTGAAGGCCATATCGAAGGCATTAGGTACATCGTTTATCGAAGAATGGATAGGTCAACGGATTACACTAACGGTAAAAAAGATTCGCGCATTCGGCGAAACACATGACGCTATTCGTGTATTACCGCAGGCGCCAAAGAAACCGGACTTGTTGCCGAACACCGAACAATGGACCGCTGCGAAGGCTGCGTTTGATTCGGGGTCGTACACCATCGAACAGATTAAAACAAAGTATTCCTTAACCCCTGAAAACGAAAAGTTATTATGTTCAAAATAAGAGCCAGCGCAGCAAATCAGATTATGACCAATAATCGAGCGAAAACAGGCATGGGTGAAACCGCGAAGAGTTATTGCAAAGATTGGGTACTATCTCAAATCTATGGACGCTCAAAAGAGTTTTCATCAAAGTACACCAAAAAAGGAATATTACAGGAAAACCAATCAATCGAATTAACATCTGCCTTTATCGGGCAAATGTTAATCAAGAACGCGGATTGGTTCGAAAACGATTACTTCACAGGTACTCCCGACATCATAACGGCCAATGATGTGATTGATGTCAAAACCTCGTGGGATTGCTTCACGTTCCCGTATTTCGAAACTACAGCGCCTGAGCAATATAATGACCAATTACAGGTGTACATGGATTTAACGGGCAAACGATCCGCAAAGTTAGTTTATTGCCTTGTTGATACCCCTGAGTTCATTGTAGAACGCGAAGCCAGATCGAAAGCCTACGACATGGGCATGGATGAGGTCGATTTGGACCTTTACGACGAAGTACTGAAACGGCACACTTTTAGTAACCTTCCGATTGAGTTACGAATCAAATCATTTGACATTGAATACAACCCTGAACGAATCGAACAGATTAAAAATAGGGTAATCGAATGCCGTAACTATATTGATACCGTCATGAATACCACCCCACAAATCTTAACCATCCACGATAAGGACGTGACCGTATTTGACAAATTACCGGGTTAGGGGTAATCCCGGTCGGGGTCGGTGTGAGGATGCCGGCCCCATATTTTTAAACTTTAAAATGATAACAATATGACACCACAACAAGCGCTTGAAGAAGCGCGAAAGAGATACCCGGAAGGGACGGAGTATATCAGAGCAGGGAAGGGTTATATCGTAACCGTTCGAGATACAATTCTATTTCAAATTTTAGGAGGAGCGGAGCGATTTATTATAGTTGACGTTCCGAATGGGCCTCTATACAACTCCGAAACCGACACATGGGCCGAAATCATATCCACCCCAAAAAGCCTTGAAGATAGGTTGGTGGATGAGTTTGAGTTTGTGAAACGCACGTTCCCACATGGCGAATTCACTACAAACCGATACGAAAAGGACGGATTAAGCATTGACTTCGATTATGAGAATGGCAAAGTATGTTCGGTAGATATTCAAATCGAAAAAGTATCATTTGCAAAGCCGAACAACCTTGAATCATTTGTAAAGTATTATTTAGAATTACAAAATCATTAAAACACAACACAATGACAAACGAACAGAAACTTGAGTACATCCTTAATGCGGTCGCTGAAGAATGGGGCGTAACCGTTGAGCAAATACAATCCAAATCAAGAAAGCGGGAATACGTCGAACCCCGCCAAATCTATTGTAAGTTAGCGAAGAAATTTACCGAAATGCCTTTTGCTGCAATCGGTCAAACGCTTGAAGGTAGAGACCACACAACCGTACTGTACAGCATTCAAACGATAAACAATTTAATAGAAACCGAACCATATCTACAACGCAGATTCGGACTGATTTACTTCAAGTTGATGGATGAACTTCACCCGCCTGTTGAACCAGCGAAAGGAATCACACCACCATTTCCCGGCGCTGCATTGCTTTACAGACCGTATCCAAAACTAATGATGCAATCGTAAAATGTCGCATATTATCAACAATTACCCAGATAATGTGGGGAATAAACAACAATCAATAATTAAACAATCATAAACCATGAGCAATTACACAATCGAAGGCCGTGTTATATCCATTGGCCAAACAGAAACTAAATCAGAGAAATTCAGCGTACGAAAATTCGTAATCGATGACCAAGCACCCGAATATGCAAACCTGCATGAGTTCCAATTGGCAAACGCCAAGACCGAATTGGCAGACAAGTTCAGCATAGGTAATCAGGTGCGGGTGCATTTTAATCTCAGAGGGCGAGCATGGACTTCGCCAAGCGGTGAGGTTAAATACTTTTCGTCACTCGATGCATGGAAGGTTGACATATTAAGCGGAGCAAGTGAGCAGCAAACGCAGCCAATGCAACAACTGCAACAAGTGCAACAAGTGCAACGACCAGCACAAGTGCAACAAGCACCCATTGAAAACGACCTGCCATTCTAATGCAACACATTATAAGAATCGACTGCAAGTACAAGGGGTGCAATCTGTATGACTTAACAGATTCGGCCTTTGTCATGTGGTATATCCGACACTTCAGGATAATTCTGGTTCCAAAAGAATTAAAAGATTTGATGCATAATATTCCTGAAGAATTCCTAACTTAGCGCTTCAATTAATTCGTGTGATGGCGAATAATTCCAAACGACATTTAATCTAAATGCTCGACTGCATGAACCTGTATGATGTACAGCCCATCACCATGTAAGTCGGGCATTTAGTTTTTTAATAATGAATAAACCAACATTAGACCGATGTTATAGGCTCTTCGACTGCGGGTATAGCCTTATCACGGTTGGCGAAAATAAACGCCCTAACTACGCATGGAAGCCATGCCAAAACAAACCACTTGAGAAAGCAGCGTTTGAAAAACAATACCAATACGCAGGGGGCTACATTAAGAAAGACGGCGAAGAAATGCAGGCGACCGTTGGAGTCGGGCTTGTATGCGGGTTCAATGGCCTTGAGGTCATAGACGTTGACCTCAAAGTGTTTAACTCACTACCTGAACAGCAGGCGTTTTGGAATGAACTATATGCATACCTTACAGATAACATTGATGACTTCGACCGCAAATTTGTAGTAGTCAAAACCCGTAATCAGGGTTATCATATCCTATACCGATGTGAATTCGTAGCGGGTAACACTAAGATTGCCAAACTAAAAGGCCATACCGAGGCCGTTATTGAATCCAGAGGAGTTGGCGGCTATGTGTTTATATATGACAATCAGATAAGCCAATTAGGTTATAATGATGTTCAAGAGATTACAAAACAGGATAGGGAGATACTATGGAATATCTGCGCCACATTCAATTACGTTGATGAAAGCCGCCCGATTGAAACCGAAAGGCCAATTAAGCAGTACGAAAAATCCGACGTAACCCCGTGGCAGGACTTCAACGATAAGACGGACATCTTCGACATCATTGGGCCTGATTTTGACATAGTTAGGCAACTGAGCGACAAATACATCATTCGCCGTCATGGTGCAACAAGTCCGCATAGCGGGTACGTTTATAAGAATTCGGGATGTATGTATCTATTCAGCACCGGAACGATTTACCCGCATGAGAAGCTAATCAGCCCCTTCAGCGCATACGCATACAAGCACCATAACGGGGACTTCTCACGCGCGGCCTCACAGCTATACAAGGACGGATTCGGCAGCCGGACTAAAGAGATAAAAGTACCTGAATTAAAGACCGAAATTGAGGACCTAAGCGAAGTCGCTTTTCCGTTGGATGTGTTTCCTGCTCCAATTCAGGAATACATGATTCAATGCAACAAGTACCTTAACCATAGCTTTGACTATATGGGCGCTTCAATGCTTTGGATGTTATCGGTAATTGTGGGTAATAGTATGCGCATTAAAGTCAAAACAGGATGGAGCGAAATAGCAACGGTTTGGATTTCTGTAGTAGGTCAGGCGGGAATCGGGAAAACTCCCAGCATTGATAGTATTATATTCCCGCTCCTTAAGCAAAACAGCCGTGAGGTAAAGCGGTACATTAAGGCATTGAAAAAGTTTGAGGAATACAGCAAGCTAACCAAAGACGAAAAGCAATACACAGAAGAGGCCAAAGAGCCTACCAAATCCCAATTCATTGCCAATGACATCACATTGGAGGCGTTGGTTGAATTACATGGTGAATCAAAGGTATCGGTTGGGGTGTTTAAGGATGAATTAAACGGGTGGTTTAAGGACATGAATAAGTATAGGGCGGGTTCGGATTTGGAATTCTGGTTAAGTACATGGAGCGGTAAGTCGGTGGCGTTTAATAGGAAGATGGCAAAGTCTGCGTTTGTGGATTTGCCCATCATCCCGGTACTGGGTGGAATACAGCCCGGTGTATTGGCTTCGATGTACACAGAAGAAAACAAAGAGAATGGATTTGTAGATAGGATGCTGCTCACGTTCCCTGAGTTACGGGTGGATGAATACAATGAAAACGAAATCGATCCCGTAATTGTCCATTGGTATGAGGAGGCGGTGGTATCAATGTATGAAACCGTCCGCAATGAGATGGTCGAATTCGATTTGGATGGCGAAGTGGTCCCGATGCTGTGTAATTGGTCACAGGAGGCCAAACGGGAATGGATACGGATATTTAACAAGATAACCCATCAACAGAACAGCGACGAGATAAACGAATACGCTAAAAGCGGCCTTCCAAAGATGAAATCTTATATACCGCGTTTTTCGCTTTTATTGCACTTCCTGAATGCCTCCGTTACCGAAACGGATGTAAATATCAGGGAGGTGTCAAAACAAGCCGTTTTAGGGGCTGAAAGGTTGGCGGAGTACTTCACGTCCATGTCACGAAAGATAAGGTCAACGAGCAGAGATGAGGCCCAAATAAAAGAGGTATCGAAAAGCAATCAAGGCCGGACTCCGTTTGAAATATTTGAGGCTATGTATCGCAAAAATCCGAAGATAAAAACGGCTTCTGTAGCCTCACAACTTGAGGTAAGCCGACAAACGGTTTACAATTGGAAAAAAGAGTTGGACAAAATGTAAAATTGTCAAATTTGTCAAAAGTGTCAAACGCGATAATATGTAAATCATTGATAATCAATAAGTTAGAAAAGATTTGTAAAGTTGACAAAATGGAAAATGAAAAATTAAGAGTAAATAAAAATGTCAAAAAAATAAAAAATGTAAAATTTGTCAAAATTTGACACTTTTCGCCCGAAAGGCCTATAAACAGGGCATTCTTGTTGTCAAATTTTTGTCAAATTTGTCAAAAAAGTGTAAAGTTATAAAAAATCATAATATGAGTATAAAAAAAGCCATTGAGCTGTTAAAAAACGAGTCATTCACGATTGAAACAATCGTACCTTATTTGCGGGAATTATTTGATGATTATAGAAGTGCAGGCGGGGAACCAAAAAAGTGGTTATCTGGAATGCTCAAGGGAATAAATGATAATTCACACAGATATAAGCCTGAAATATTTGAAGCTATTGTTATCAAATTAACCGAATGGATTGAAGTACAAAAAAAGATTGGGTTTGATTCTTTGTATCACTACACAAAACAATATAAAGAGTATTGCGAAATTCCTGATAAAAAACAGTACAAATCTGATATAACCCTAATCACCCAAGCCGAATTCGAAGCCCTCTACAATGAGCGCAGAAAAGAACAAATGCCGGTTGGATTCTTCAAGAAATCATGGCCACTGATAACCACTAAAGTCATCAAGAAAAGACAGGATATTTACAAAGCAGATGAAAACGGGGTACCTACATTGGTGGAACGAATACCGGGCGTGTCTAAGAAGGCGTTTAATACCAATAACTTTAATGCATTATGTCAGGCGGTTTGGGGGTATTATACCGGCACTAAGCTAATGCGGATAAGTTCAGAGGGGCGTTACAGGGTAGGGATTGGCTACATCAAAAGTCCGAATAAAGGATTTGCCGACCTGCATGGGATGTACAAGGGGCGGGCCGTTTATATCGAAACTAAGCAACGCAATGAGAAGCACCTAAAGAGCCAACAGGACTTCATGCAATGGGTCCGTGACGGAGGCGGGATATACCACACCGTCCGATCATTCGAGGATATGTATTTGGTGACGCAAAATATTTTGAAAGAATTCTCAAAATAAATTTGTTCGTTTGAATATATGGTATACATTTGCGTAAGATTTAAAACAATAAGAAAATGAAAATTCAAACAACAATCGGATTTGGTAAAGTAACAATCACAGAACCAATGATTGAAGATGTTTACCAAATTGAAAAAAACGAAGAAAGCAATCAGTTTTATATATGGTCAGAAAACGGATATAATACAAGCGGCATTGTAGAGTATGCAGACCTTGATAAAGCTATTCAACAAGTCAGAAAAATAATTAAAAATTACTTCATTGACAGAGGCGAAGAAACACCTAAAGGCTTCTAATGTGAAGACTTTTATTATAGTAATTATTAAACAATTTTAAATGAAAAAATATACAATATCAACCATGTACAGAGGGCAACAAATCACAAAAATGGTCTGTGCCAAAAATGCAAAAACCGCGGCTGATTTATTGGGTGTTAATACCTATTATATAAATACATATGGTTTTAAAAGCAAGATAGACAATCCTTTTGATGGTGTTATTGCTTATTTTGATAGTGGCCTTTTATTCAGAGAAGAAAAAAGTTTAATAAGAGTTGAAATGCCATTAGAAAGATTGATTGCGATAATTGACAGCCATCAAGATAAATCATATGCACAATTTAAAAAACAAATTGGTATATAACCACCATTCCAATCAAATTGATAACGGTAAAAAGTAAGATATGAAAATTAAAAACTTAGGATATGGACATTGGGCATATAAAGGCTTTGATGTTTATTACGCAAATCACCCGCAACTTTACGGCAGGCACGAAATTTTTAATGGGGATAAGTTTATCTCAAGAGCTTGCAACTTAAAAGAAACAAAAGATATTATCAATAGAACAATCAAATCAAAGACACTAATTAGAAAGGAGATTTTAGTTGAAGTTAAAGTTGGTGATGTCATCAAAGCCCCTAATACTATTTTCCGTAATGATTTAACATTATATGTTTGTCACGTTGAGGTGGATTTAATTTATATTTCTGACAAAATAAATACCCCAAAGCATGAATGTGAAGTTTCACTTGTTCAAGATTGCTATTTAGTATAACACCCGATGCAATACCTTATAACAACAAACGTACAACGGCCATTCCTAACAAATTGGTTTGATGCCGAGAAGGATTTTAACCCCGATGTTGAAATGGTCGTATATGACCTGATTCGTTTTGTCTATACCACAGACGGGCATACTTGGGAGCCGATTAATATTGACCATCTGTAAACTACTAACCCATGCCCATCCAATCAATAATCCGCAAGGCCATAACAGACCATAAAAATAAAACAATAATCATATGAAACTCCTCCTAACAATCCTGCTGCTACTTTTCGCAGCCGTTCCGGTAATCGAACACAATGAAAAGAAGATGAAACGAAATCTGTACATCGAAATCAATTATTTTATTTATATTGCAATGGTGATAGATTTGATTTGTATTATTTGGGTTTATTAACCCATCCGGAATTACCGGATAACTGAAATAAATCTTTTGCAATTCCAAACCTATTAATTACCTTTGCACTGATCCGTTTTCATGTTGTTTTATCAATTTCTGAACAGGCCCCATAAAAGGGGCTTGTTTGGTTTTGATAAATATAGTTTATATTTGCTTTGTATTTCAAAGTCAAACAGTCCTAAAACAGTCCATTTATGCCAAACCCACAAAACGTAGTCGGTAAAGGGACGCCGTTCAAAAAAGGCCAATCAGGGAACCCGAACGGACGGCCTAAAGAAATCCCAGCATTGAAGGAATTGATGAAAAAAATAATGTCAACCGAAGATAAGAACGGGATACAAACCGCTGAGCAGATATTGGAAGCGGTTAAGAAACGGGCTTTGGATGGAGACATAAAAGCCGCTGAATTGCTATTAGACCGGGCTTATGGTAAGGTCGTGACGCCAATAGCTGAAACCGACTCCGAAGGCAAAGACAAAGAGCATCAGGTTTTAGAACTACCAAACGGCGCAAAAATCACAATCGGATAAATTGCAATTTAGTTTTAAAGATAGGCCCACACAATTCAATCTGTTCCAAACCATTATAGGCGCAGCGCAGGGGCTTAACCCATATAACAGGATTCACTCAGGCGGGGCAATTAGGGGAGGCAAAACCGTTACCAATTCGCTTGCATTGATTACCCTTGCAATTCAATACCCTTTAAGCAAATGGAGCGTTCACAGGAAGGATTTAACTATCCTTGAATCCACAACGATTGAAACATTTTCAAAGATACTTAGAGGCTCAAAGAAATGGCATTGGAGTAAATCAAGGTCTAACTATCACTTGTTGTACAAACCAAACGGCGCGCGGATATTCTTCATAGGCGCAAACGAAAGCAGGGATAAAGATTTCACCGATACTTTAGGCCTTGAGATTAACGGCGCATTCTTTGACCAATTGGAGGACGTGAGTTTTGAATATTATAACGCCGTTCTTCAGCGTGTCGGATCGTGGCATATTCCCGATGAACCGAACCCACTTGTATTAACTACATGCAACCCGCACCCCGGTTGGATTAAAAAAGAAATATATACGCCTTACAAATCGGGAACTTTGCCGCAATCGGAACTATTCGTGCCACTTAGCCCGACTAATGAGCCCTCAAACACTAAGCAACAATGGGAGGTGTGGAATCGAATGCCGCCCGACATTAAGGCCCGAATGATTGAGGGGGATTGGAATAGCTTTGAAAACAAAAACCCGTGGTTCTACGCATTCGACAAATCAAGGCATGTTTACCCAGAACGCATACCGTTCAACCCAGCGTTTCCGTTGATACTCAGTTTTGACTTCAACATCGACCCCGCTACATGCGTGGTTTCTCAATTGGTTCCGGGTTCGTTTATATTCGTTTTGAAATCCTACAAGATACCGAACTGCACAATTTCACAGCTATGTCAGCGCATACTTACTGATTTCCCCGGCGCGGTGCTTAGGGTAACCGGCGACCCATCAGGCCACAACCGGAATCAAGGGTTTAACAGCCCGAATGCTACGATGTACACCATGATAAGGGAGGCGTTAAAGATTAGTATTAATCAGATTGATAAGTGCCAAATCAACTATTCCGGCGAGAATGCATGGCGGGAAATCAGGATTTTTGTAAATACTATTTTGCAAAACCATCCAAAGTTGTACTTTTGCCCAGTCGGAACCGTTGACTTAATAGCTGATATTGAGTTAGCTACGACTGAGGAGGGGAAAGATAAGATGTTTAAGACATCAGGCAATACCGAATATGGTATGCACTTAACTGATGGATTCCTATATCTATTAACTACCTATCTGAATGACTATATGAAAACTTTTAAACTATGAAATACCTATTAATAGGGCTGTTTGCCCTCGCTTTGTCATGCAATCAATCGAGCAATCCAAACTATCAATTACCGCCTGTGTCGGGTTCGATTTCCTATGTTGTTAATCAGACCGATACCGTTACATGGTCAACAGGTAGCTTCGGTTGGTTGGGTTCTGTTACAGCATGCCAGCCGTTTGTATTCAGTCAAGCACAGCCCGGTAATGCATACAACGGGGTTTCATTTCAAATCGTTACCGATACACTCACAACCGGTTGTTATAGCGATTCAGATAGCTGGACGTGTCCACAGCGACCGTTTTATGCATGGGCAAAGCATGATAACATCGGTTATACAATGAGTCATGGTGATGGTAGTTCATATATCGAATTCACAGAAATAACAGACACAACCATGACTGGATTGTTTCAACTCAGGCTGTATAACAACACAGATACGATACTGATTCATAACGGCGTTTTTAACGTAGTAAGATACAACCGCGCATGATTGTAGCAGGCATAACTAAGGAGGTCAGAGTTGAGATGAAGCACATGGCAAAGCTATTGCCTAAAAATGTACTAATCGAAGCAGGAAAGATGCCCCAAGCGGTTAAACATCTTGACCACTATCAACGCATGCGGTCTGCTTATATCATCAATGGTTGGCCCGGCATTCTGAACTATATCCTGCCGTATTACAAGCCCGGGACTGAACGCGACCGAATCACAGAACAACTAAACAAACTAACCAATGGAGGCAATACACCCACAACTGAGGCGTGAACCCGTTAAGGTCATAGACGGCCATAAGTTTTATGAAATCCATCAGGCGGATGAAATCCTTTATCAACGCTACATGGAGGCCGAAATACAGGAGTTATACATCAGGATGGGGATATCTGAGGACTTTCTTGATAACATGATGTCTGAACTAATCGACCGCGCTATGACAATCAATGACATCAAGCAACTAAAGCAGGATTGTATTGCTATCGGGCAAAACATCAAAGGTCGAATCAAACGCATAGCAGAAATGCAGCATTACGAAGATTTGGCTTGTGTTTACTTCATGATGGATGATGAACCGATTGAAATGGATGTTGAATTTCAAAAGAAGAAAAAAGAGGTTTGGAGGAGGGACGAATCTAATCGGGATTTTTTTATCACAAAGGCCTTCGCCTACATCAACAACTCAGCGGATATATCCAACAGCGATATATTAGCCGTATTCCAAGCCGTAAAAGAGCGCCAAAGCCAGTTGCCGACATTGGATTAGAGATACAGGCGCGTATTGAAGAAAACAACTACCTTATCTTCACCATTGCAGACCGCAAACCCTCTGAAATCAAAGAGGTAATGAAATGGAGTGTCGAAGCGTTTTACCAATTCTTATACGCTAATTCACAAGCGGTGCGACGGTTGGAAGCCAAACAGAAGTCGGATAAAAACAGGTCTGAGGCCATGAACGCAAAAAAAAGAAAATAATTCCATAGAAAGGGTTTAATTTTGTAACCGTTGGCGTGCTTCGGCCTATTTAACTGAGTAAATCTAAACAAAGGTTTATTTATGGCCGAAATATTTGACGCAATTGCCCGAATTAGTTGGGATTCAAACCTAAAGGAGTTGAAGCAAGTGACTGATGAAATGAAGCATCAGGATAAGGTATTAGACGAACTCAGGACCGGCGGCGCAAAGTTAGAGGACCAACTACGCAAAACCAATGACCCAGCGAAAGTTCAACAGCTTACCGGCGAACTCAAGAAGATGCAGGCCGCTGCGGATAACATTACGACTTCGCAAAAAAAGCAATTAGACCTTACAGAAAAACTACGGCGTTCACAAAAGGATTTATACGAACAACTCAGAAAGACAAACGATCCCGCAAGTGTTCAGGCATTACTCAGGGAGTTAGGCAAGGTCGATAATCAATTGGCTGCAATGTCAACTAAGGCTCAGTCATTTGGCAGCAAGGTATCATCATTCGGGAGTAGTTTAGCGATGGGTTTGGGTATTGGTGGTGGCATGGCCTTGTTTCAAACTGCTATGAATGCTGTATCAGGATTTGTCGGCGATGCGACTGATGAATTTCGCGAGGCTACACAGGTGGCCAATGACCTTAGCCGTTCACTAAACAACATCGGTAAAGGTGATATGCTCATTGGGCTACAACGCGAAGCCGACCAATTAGCAGCTAAATTCAACGGGTTATTTGATAACGATGACATCATGAAGGCGCAAACAGCCTTAGTGAATTACGGCAAAGTAAGCCGTGAGGAATTGTCTAAGTTGTTGCCGGTTATTATTGAATTAGCTTCAGCCGAACGAATTGATTTAGCAAGTGCGACCGAAAAAGTCGTGAACATCATGGAGGGCCGAGGCGGTCAAACCCTCAGAGATTACGGGCTAAGTGTTAAGGGCGTTAAGTCTGAACATGACCGCTTAAATCTTGTTTTAGGTGATTTCTATACGAAGTTGCAGGGGTCAACAGCTATCTATGCGCAAACCACTGAGGGGATTGAACAGAAAAACAAGATGTTAATCAATAACATCAAAGAAGATTTCGGCGCCGCTTTGGATTCGGTCAAGATGCGTTTTTTGCCGTTTTTGACTGAGATTCTGAACGGGATTAATTACACATTTGAAAGCGTAGACGAACAATTCAACAGGCATGTAAACAGAGATGCCGGCGCTTTAGCGGGTAAGTATGCCAACGACCCCGCCGGGATTAAGAAGATGGAGGAGCAGGCTATGACATACGCCCGTTTAGCCATTCAATACAAAGGATTTGCAGATAAAGCACAGGCCCGACTTGATGACGCTTTAGCAGGACGGCGTAATCCATTGGATGAAATTCAAGCCCGCAAAGACCTTGACAAATATTTAGAGCAGTTTAACAAATATGTCCAAAAGGCGACCACATTAAGAAGGGCGTTTAATCAGTTGACGCAGGGGAAAGGTGATCCGGGGCCAATGAATCCGAATGCAAAACTTTTTGATGAAACTGATGACCTTGAAAAAGCGGCTAAAAAGAAAGAAGCGGAGGAAAGAAGGAAACAAGCCGCAGCCGAAAAAGCCGCAAGAGAAAAAGAAAAGAAAGATAAAGAGGATGCCGAAAAACGGCAAAAGGAATTAGTAAAACTAGCACAAAAAGAAAGAGCAGATTCGGATAAGTTAACGAAAGAAGAGATTGCCAACTTAGATAAACCGGGGCAAGACCCTTTTTCACAATGGGAGAAAAAGAGAAGGGAACAATTAAGAAAAGACGAAGATGCTGAATTGTCTGTACAATTAGTGAATCAGACATTAGCCGCAAGAGATACTCAAAAAGAAATAACACGCATAACAAAAGAGGAATCCGAAAAACGCAAACAAATAGCACGTCAGGAGTTATGGGACAATACAATGGCGTTGGCAGATGCAACGCAATCACTTCTTGCAAGCGAACAAAACAAAACCGATAGGCTCATTCAATTGCAGGAGCAAAGAGTTGAAGCCATAAGAGATAGTCAAGAGAAAGGGTCTAAGGAATCACTAAAGATTGAAGAGGACCGATTAAATGAACTTTTAGCAAAACGCGAAAGATACGAGCGCCAACAGCGTGTTATTGATGCCGGTGTGATTGTTGCAAATCAAGCCGTTGCAATATCGGGAGCGATTCGGCAGATAGCGAATTCAAAAAGCTTTGTTGAAACTGCAGCAAATGTTTTAGCCATTGCAACAGGTATTACAGCCAGTATTGCAGCCATTCGGAATGCATCACAAGAATATCAATTCTACGATGGCGGATACACCGGTGACGGTCCGGCTGAGCAGGAAAGCACAGCCGTAGGACGTAGGCCGTATAAGTACCACAAACGCGAATTCGTTATGGACCATGACTTAACGGCCAAACATAAACAAATGTTTGAAGGCATACACCAACGCAAACTAAAGGTTATGCGTGCAAGTAATGGCTATTTCGTAACCGATACCTTAGACATCGACAAAGCAGTAAGCGACCATCAACAAGCGCGGTCTATGTCATTAGATATAAGCGGGGTCGAAAGCAAGTTAGATAAAACAAATGAACTCCTAAAAGAGCGTGAAATAAATATTTACAACGGGTTTGATTCGGGGCAGTTTGCTACATCAATTGCAGGGCATCTGAACCGTCAGGGGTTACTCATTAAAATGGCACGATTATGAGTTACAGGGTAGAACTAACACTCAATTGTAATAACATGACGTGGGTAGATTACAGCGACTATGCCGACGTTTCAAAGATGGTGCGATACCGACAATTGGATGCGGATAAATCACCACTTAGGCGGACGGTATCAAGCGTTTTGTTTAGCGGTTCTGCTTATGTATTTATCAAAACAAATCTCATTGATTCCGTAAATCGGGCATCAAATAATATTTGTGTAAGAATTACGGATTTAAATTTCAGCGGCGCACCTCAATATCTTTTTAAGTTTGAAAATCGTTTACTTCGGTGGTGCGATGATGACAAATGCGAGTTTCAAGCCGACCTAACTGAAGTAAATCTATACAACGATTGTGCAAGTTTTACCACCATTGCAGATAACCACGCAAACGAATATCAGGAGTTTCCCACAAGCGGCTACCCACACCCAAGATTCAGATATTGCGACGTAATCAAACCCACGTTTTTATTCGGGGCGTTGGTGACGTTCTTTAATTTGATTACGCTTCTTTTGGCCTCATTCAATATCATTGTGGTAACTATTAATGCGATATTGGGGGCGCTCACTTCTGTGATAGGTAGTAACATTCCACAGATACCATTGCCGAGTACATTAGCGGATTCGTTTTTAGGATGTGATAGGGGTTGGCCTTCGCCGTTTGTCCGTAATTACATGAGTAATGTATGTTCCAAATGCGGAATCACAATTGACGGAACCAAAAGCCCTATATTTCACGATTCCGGCAGTATCTACTACAATACAGCGGTGCTAAGTGCGTACACAACTAAGGGCATTAAGATGTCAACGGCTAAGGGGTTTATTCCTGCAAATCAGCCCTCATGGACATTAACGGCATTCTTCAAAACATTGGTTCCGGTGTTTAATGCAAGGTGGTATATCAGCGAAGCAGGGGCAGCGTATTTCGACCGAAAAGACCGCATAGGTGAGAACATTTGGGGAACAACTCCGGCCATAGATTTAAGCGGGGCGGATGCTGATTATATGCTTTCATCTGTTTGTTACTCATGGAACGGCAAAGGCAAACCATATCGAATCTACAACAAATACGGACTTGATGCAACGGACGCAATCGGGAACGAATTAATGAAACGATTTAACGGTGAATATTTGGATTCTTCAAGCCCTAACTATACAGATACCATTGAATTCACTTCACCGAATTACGGCGCAGCTTCCTTTGTTTTGGATGGTAAGGATTCGCCATGGGATATTAACCTCGTTAAGTCCATAGCAAATCAATTATTGATATGGCAGGGGAACGGTGATGATTGGAAGCATTGTTTGAAATCAATGACCGACACGTTGCAACTTGCAAAACTTATCATCTATGACCCTGCATCAGACTTGGATGACGCCCGGGCAATTAAAGCGCCTTATGTCGATTACCTCACTATACCCGCTTTGGATGATGATGACCCAAGCGATATAAGCGGAACCATCATAAACCCTGCTGATTGTTACTACTACAATCATCCGATGTCGCATGACCCCGATGCGTCAACGATAAACGATAACCTATGGAGTGAATTCCATGTAATTGATGCCCCAGACCCCGCAAAAAAAGATGTGATTCAATTCGAAGTAATATTGGATTATTGCCAAGAAACATACAACACATTAGACATATTTCAAACCGTAGTCATGCCAAACGGAACGGATGAAGGCGAAATCGAAAGCGTGGAATTCGACCATGGCAGACGGCAAATCAAGTTAACGGGTAACCTTAAAAACTAAAACGAAATGAACCAACTTTGGGAATTATCAGATACAGATTTAGCTAATTGTGGCTTAGCGGATAACGACAAACCTTTCTTTATCCCGATACGACGTACCGACTTTTTAGCGCTTCGCGTTATTGTTCCGTATCAATACGTTTCACAGAACGGAGGCGGTCTCCCAAGTGGGGCTAATTGCACTTTGAGTATAGTTGATGAGACCGATTCGACTACGTATGTCAGTTATGGTGCGACTTCGACAAACCGTTGGTTATTGGGAACTTATAACGCTTCAGGGCATGCAGAGTATCAAATCCTTGCACCAATGCGATTACCAAATGCAGCGGGTCAAAATTTTTCGGTGTATTACTTCGATGTGGCGGCCGGTGATATTATCGAACTTGATGATAACGGGACCGTGTATTATTTCATCTATGGTACTCAAGCGCTCCCGACTCCATTTGTCGAACTGAAAGCAGGGCGTTTGTGTATCGGATTGAATGCGGCTACATTGGGAGGCGTTACGCTCGAAAAGAATGGTGCAAGTGCTACGCTCACAAGTATAGCCTCATCCCTTGCAACAGGAACGCATGAAGGGTTCGGATGTTTCAGGGTAAAGTTTACGGCTAATTTTTCGACATTGGGCGTCGTTAAAACATGGTATTCAAAACCTTATAAGGTTCCGTATTGTGAAGATAGTTTCCCGATGTTGACGGCTACATTTCCAAATGCAATGACGGACTGCGAAGGTCATGTGCATTCGAGCAGCAACAGCTCTTTTTGGGATGCAGCTAAGTTATTCCTTCGCATACCCGCAGACCTTGACCGCGAACCGACACGAATCAAAAAAACGTACAACGAAAGGCAATTTTGCTATAAATCGGAGGTCATCAAACAATACCGGCTATTGTCTGAACCTATCCCTGAATTCTTTGAGTCTGCTATACTGAATCTATTATCAGCGCGAAATTTCTATGTTGATAATGTCGAATACTTTTTTGAACAAGAAAATTTTGTAGAAAATCCTGAAAATCCGGGCTATGAATTCAAAAATTTGAACGTACCTTTGCTGTCAAGCAAGTGCGAGAAAACTTTTGTTTGTTCTTAACCCGGTTGCAAGCCATTTAATAACAAAACAAAAAACATAAGCAAATGCTATCAACTTGTAATAGTGCGTGTGTAGATACATTCACACTCACAACCACAGACCAATGCGATATTTATCAGCGTTCGGAGATTCCTGTGCGTTTAATTACGGCTACATGTAACACCACGTTCCCGACGGGCATTTATGATGATTTGGCTTTAGCGACGGCGTTTGAAGCGCTTGTATCTATTGGCAATATCAGCGCCACGTTTGAACTTGCAGAGTTCTCATGGAGTGACCCAACAACGACTACAAAGCAATATCGTAGCCGTCGCAGTCCCGCTAAGACAATCACAACAGGCCGAACATTAACCGCCCGTGACTACACCGCTACGGATGTAAACCCTGCGGGTTCCGCATCACCATTCCATGACCGAACCGTATTTGTTGACGAACTGCAAAACGCAGCAACTAAATACAGAGGTTGGATAACTGCTGATGGTCGTATATACTTATTTCTGAACGTAAATCAGGAGTTTATGTCTTATGACGTGAATCATTGGTACGGTCAAGATATTGAAGTAGAAGGCCAAGTCGTTGAATTCAAATCTATGAACATCAATTTCACAGGCGATCCGATTGCTACAATGAAATTGCCATATCTGGATTTGCTTCAAGCAGACCCGACCGATACTTTAGGTTTGGCATGGATGTACCGCGCTAATTAATTATTTTAAACAATCAAAAACAAAAAACAAAACAAAAATGAAAAAGTTATTTTTCTTCATTATCACCGTGTTATGCTTCACGGCTTGCAACGAAAAAGCAACCGCACAGGCTAAGTTGTATGGCTCACATACTTACTTCGACACCGTTACAAATGCCGGCACTACTTATTTGACCACTCAAAAAGGGGCAATCAATGCAGGTAAATCAGGCCGTTATCGTGTGGCATTGAAAACAGCCAACATTTCAGGCACTTCAACTTTCAAAGCAATCCTTCAGGGGTCCTTTGACGGTACGAATTGGGTTAATTTCTATGGCACAGCCGGAACAACAGGTATTCAATGCGATACCTTACAAGTTACATCTGCTGCACCTGCTTATTTCATTTGGTCATTAAATCCAACTCCGACGGTATTATCTAATTGGGGTAGGGTGTTATATTTGCGTGTTGCATGTGTCGGAACAGGCACACAATCTACCCGCGTTGAGGCCGAAGTAATTACACAGGACTAAAAACAAATTTGGATGCAATTCCAAGAATTCCAAAGGCTTTATAAAGCCAACAAAAAACATAAGGATTTTCTACCCGCTGGATTCGTTCAGCGGGTGGATACGTCCTTAGCAGTTCAGGTGCATTCAACAGGAGCGCGCCCAGATTTCGTATTAAACGGAATGCGCATTAAACCTGAAACATACGACACCCGTTATGATGAGGTGTTTAAGTATAGACTGCTGAACCGACACCCCAATGAAAACGACGAGCATCACAATTGGAGGCGGTCGGTTTATGCACCAATCGGTAAGGAATTATTTGACCGATTTTTAGAAATGTCGAAGGGTTCAATATTACAACCCAATAACTTTAGCGTTTCCGTCGATGACCCAAGCGGGCAATATGTTACCAATGAATTCTTACGAATCATGGCAATGGAAGCGCTTGAGTTCTACTTAAACAATCCAACGGGTTACACAGCGGTTATCGAATCGGACAACCTCGAAAAAGATGATAGCAGTGAGATAAAACCGAAAATGGTGTTTATCAAATGTGAGGACATTATACAACTTGATGAAGAATCAGTTGTTTTTAAATACAAAAAAGAAATCATTTATCTGAATTCTACGGAACAAATATTTGTTTTGTCGGGCATTCAGACTACTCATAATTTCGGCATAATTCCGTTTTGGAACACCGATAACGCATTCATGCAACCCTTTGTTATATGGGCTGAAAATCTTGTTCGTAATATGAACGATGACGAAGCCATGACGAAGCATTATAGCTACCCGATTAAACAGGTAGTATTGCCTGCGTGTCCTACATGCTTCGGCACAGGGCAAAAAACAATTGAGGATAAAGAGAACCCGTTAAACAACAAGGTTGGTAGGTGTGATTCATGCGACGGACGCGGCACTATCTCAATCAATCCGGGAGACAATTACACAATGTCTGAGGAAAAATTGGCGAAAAACGGCGGGCAAATGTATGACGTGGTTAAATTCCACACGCCGGACGTCGGCATACCTCAATATCATCTTGACCGTTGGCAGGTGTTCTATGAACGGGCTGAAAAGGCTTTGTTCCTGAGTAAGAAAATAAACGCTACGGAAAGCGGGGAGGCCAAACGTGAGGACCGAAAAGACCAATACTATTTTCTGTTATCGCTATCAAACTTTTTGTTTAACCAAATTGAATACGGGTTAAAGTTCATAACGGCTTACATCAATTATACCACAACGGGCTACACACCTCAAGAAGTGTATTTAATCAGGCCTAAGCAATTCGACCTGATGTCTGATTCGGATTTGGTCAATGAGTTTGCAGCGGTTCAGGGCAAAACAGATGACGGCATGATATTGTCGGAAATGTGCTTCATGGTCAATTCAAAGGTGTTTAGGGATGATCCCGTAAGCATACGAATAAATGATGTGCTATATTACGTTGACCCATTATACGGCGTTTCCGGCAATGCATTGAGGTCTAAACTACTTTCGGGCGTGTTTACCGCTATGGATAAAACCATCCATGAAAAGGGATATGTTATTTTGAAAAACATAGCCTACGAAAAGGGGCAAAAGGCATTCATTGAAGCCGATGTAAACGCATTGATTACAGAGGTAACAGAACGCGCTATGGGTATGGTTCCAACCGGAATTTATGAATAAAATAATCAGCAGAAACGAGGCATTAAAGCAGGAATTGATTGAATCAATCCTAAAGAAGATGCCCGAAGTTGAGCGCTCTATATTGGAATCCATTTTCAAAGAGATGGACAAAATAGATACCACAGGCGGGAACTTTTCAAACGGAATATTAACCGCTGAACAATTACTCAGGTTTGAGGACGCTATAAATACCGGACTCAAAACGGGCGGTTATAATAAAACAGCAGAAGTATTTATCAATGATTTGGGCAAAATCACAATCAACACAAGCGGCATATTGGAGGCCGTCGGATATTCGCATCAGAAGTTACCATTATCAAAGATTGAGAAAAAATGGAAGGCGCAGACCGCAGAAACGCTAATGAATTCAGGCATAAACGAAAGTTTTAAACGCCCGATATTGCAGATACTTGACAATGCCATAAGCTACGGCGAAAGCATAGATGGCGCAAAGAAACAATTAACCGAATTCATCCAATCGGGGGCTGATTCATCAGGCAAACTAAAGTCATACATCACACAAACGGCGCGGGATAGCGTGTCACAACTTCAAGGCCAACAGATGCAGAGCCTTGCAAATGAAACCGGATACAATACCGTTCTTTACGTCGGTGGGACGCAAACGGATAGCAGGGGTCAATGTTGGCGGTGGGTGCGTGAACTCAATGGGAAAATACCGCGTGATAAACTATCCGAAGAAATCAGAAACGCATACAAGTTTGAGAAGGCAAAACGTGAATTCCCGATGGGGCATAAATGGTCGGGAATGATGCCAAATACAACGGTGGAAAACTTCATGGCAAAACGTGGTGGGTTCAATTGCACACATACTGCCATTCCATCAAAAAAAACTTAGTAGATATTTAAAAATATTATAACTTTGTAAAAACTTAGAAGGCAATGTCTAAAGCAACACGAAAAAAAGTAGCTGAGCCAATTGAAGAACAATCAGCGGAACCAGTTGAAATCTTTGAAACGACATCAGCAGAACCGACTCTGATTGAAACCATTATCGAACCCGTTGAGGACAATACTCAAGGCGTTACAGCTCAGGCTCACACCGCGCCCGCTTCGGGCATATTAAAGGCTCAGGGTGTGTATCTAAAATCTAAAACTACAAAACGAATCATTGCGGGGCCAATCGATATTAAGTTGGCGCGTGAGCAAGTGAAGCAATACCCGAACCGCGTTGAAATTGTTGAAGAAAATAATTAAGCTATGGCAAAAAAAGATAAAGAAGCAATGGAACCAATTGAGCAGGAACAACCCGCTGAACTCATGCCTGAAGTTGATGTAACAATACCTGCAATCATTCAAAGCCCACAAGTAAAGCCCGGTTATGTTATCATAGCGTTGAAAACAGGCGGCGAACCTGTTACCATACATCAAACACAATGGCCTATTTATGAGAAGTCCGGCAAATGGGATATTGTGGTTGAGCATAAAAAAAAATAGTCGTACATTCTTTTCAAACCTATAAAAACCAAACCTGCAAAACATGTTAACCTTAAAAAAGTATTTACAAAATTTAGGAATAGAACCCAGCGATGAACTCATTGCCAAATTAACGGCAGCCGACGCCGAAGATGATGACACCGTTCAGGACTTGTTATCTAAGTCGCAAACCTACGCCCGTCCTTTTTTGGAGTCTGAATTCAGCGAAAAGATGAGCGACGAACGCAAATCAATGAAGGGTAAATACTTCAAAGAAATGGTGCAAAAGTTTAACAAGCAATTCGGTAACCTATTGACATCGGGTGAAATTGATAAGATTTTATCAAACCCCGAAAATCAGGGGCAAACATTTGATGCCGTCATTGCCTCTATTCATGCCAAAGCCATTGAGCAGTTATCACCGAAAGAAAGCGCTGAATTGCGTCAAATGTTGGACGCTGCCAATGCTGAGAAAAACACATTAAAGGAACAACTTGAAGCCAAAGATTCGGAATACGAACAGCGATTGAACGCCCGTATTTCTGAGATTGAAACCGACCGAACTTTGGATTCTGAGTTATCCCGTGCCGTTTCAGCTATCACAAGCCTGAACCCAACAGCAGCAGCTAAATTGATTCGTGCCGAACTTAAATCCCGTGCCGTAATCAAGGCCGGTAATGATGGAAGATTGAGCCTTTACGACATCAAGAACCCGGAAACACCATTGAAGAAATCAGGAACAGAATTATATACCTTTGATGCGCTTGTAGCTGATATTGCCCGCGAAAATGAACTACCGGCGAAGAAATCAGGAGGCAATGAAAAGGTAATAACGCAATCACAACAGGAACCAAAGCAAATGGGAGCCGCTGCGAAATCAGCCGCTTCACTTGCTGAGGTTATGGCTGGTGTGACTGCGGACTAAAAGACACTTGCAACCCGCCGTTTGGTTACGGCACATAGAACAAACAACATTTGGTGCGTGGGCGTACCTAATAAACACCCACAAGTATTAAAAATGTTGGCGGTTCCTGCCTTTGAAGTGGAACAAAAAATCCAATAATTGTTCACTTCAAAACTAAAAAACAATGTCTAATAATTGCACCCCTAACGTACAGAAAGGGATTTTTGACCTCTATCAAAACAGAGGTTTTCAGGCCCAAACAGGTCTAATCGACGCGGCTTTCTCCGCTCAAAACGGCGCTCAGGTTCAGGCGCAAATGATTCAACAAAACGGCCTTGATTCAAAGTATTCAATCACTTACCCGTCTGAGGTTTGTAACGCGGTTGTTGATTCATCCACGATTGCATGTAGTGATGTCCCTGTTGACACGGGCGCTCCAACATGTGAATCATTTGATTCATTCACAGGTCGTTCAAGTATCTGGTTTAAAACGGGTGTTTCTCGTTTCCGTGACTTAGGTAGTTTGACGGTTCAACAAAACATGTTCCATGCCGTTTATCAGCAGATGCAGAAATTAAAGGCTGAGGCTGATTTAATCGGTATCACAAGTTTGAACACAAACGCCGGTGAAATCAACAGCACAACAGCTACGCGCTTGTTGAAGTTGGTGGACTTTACAACGGGTAAACCTTACCCTCACACAATCACAATGATTGAAAACGATTTCGCAGATGCAGGATACCCGACAATGCCGCTTTTAATCGGTAACCGTCAAATCAACTATTTGCGTAACGCTTCAAATCGTGGTGGTGTAAGCGATCAAGGATTCAACAATGCGAACTTGTTGGACATCCCGGCATTCTATGACATCAACATCAACGCAACCAATACAGCGCCTACATCAGGCGGTAACGAAGTTGTGTTTGCAGTTCAACCGCAAATCGTGAACCTGTTAACATGGTCTGAAAATTCAGGAATGTTTGCAAGCCGTAACGGTGAGATTGATTGGTCGAACATGGACCCGATGGACTTGATTAACACGAACAACGACAGCTACATGCATACGGTCTTACAAGACCCTGCGACAGGCATGTTGTTTGATTTCGACTTGGTTTATGACCCACGTTGTAAGTTGTTCACATGGAAGATTGACCTGAAATTTAAGTGGTTAATCCTGAATCTGACCGGATGCAAATTCGCAGATTTTAACGGCATTATCAAATACGATATTTGTCCTTTTGCTGACCCAGCTTGTTAATTAGTAAACAGGGCGGGTTATGCCTGCCCTGTTTCATTTAAAATCAAAAATAAATGGCTTGTTTAGATAACATCATTGCGATTAAGGACCCATGCACAGGGGTATCGGACGTAACCCCTTTAAGCGGTTACCACATCAACGATTACCCGGGCATTACTATGCAATTCGCAGCCAACGCAGCAGATGAACGCACACAGACCGGGTTAAAGTTCCTTCAGGACGTAAGACGGCGGGCAATGATGAAACTGAACGCTGATATTAAGGCTTATATTAATTCGGAGTATAGGGTTAATTCAATACCGTTTGATGTTTACAAAGCGTCTGAATTTATCACGCCTTCAACGGTCGTAACAACAGGGAGCGCAGGTAACAGGCGCGGGGTTGTTGTATCGAAGGTGAAGGTTTGGTGTAGGTTGTTTAAGATGTGCGTTACCCGTGTTCGTATCTACTCGAATCAAACAATAGATACGACATTGAGAATTACCGATGTAGGAACCGGCACGGCTTATAACGTAGCGGTTTCATTAGTAGCGGGTAACATAACGACATTGAATCTAAACAAGGTCTTAGAAGGCGTTGAAGTTCAGGTAACTTTGCCGTCTGATATTAGCCTTTACAGCGCTAAACCAAATTGCGGGTGTCATGCTGATAAAAACTACCTGCTCACACAAGGCATAAGTTACAGCGGTGGAAACTACACATTAAATTCAAATGAAACCTACGGGATTGAGGTTGATATGATTTTGAAATGTGATTTGGATAGCATTGTTTGTGACATGGCTACGGATGGGCTGATTGGTCAAGCCGCTTATGAATTATGTGGGGCAATGGCTTATGATGAATTGTTGAGGAACAACCGAATGAACTATTTGACCATCTATAAAGCCGAAGAAATCAAGGCGCAGGCCGTTGCAGGTTTTGAGGCATATCGTGACTACATGGATAAAGCCATAATGGGAATGCGGCAATATCTTACCCGTATGGATGGGGGCTGTAAATGTGTGGACTGCTCAGGCTTACAAATTAAATCGAATGTGTAATGTGGGAGGAGTTCATCAATAGAATCGAAGGCATGGCCGAAAATCTTGATAGACAAATGCCTGATGTATTGGCCATTGAAACAATGGCTGATTTAATGGCTATGCACAAGAAACGTGTATTTGATTTAGGATTGAATTCAGACGGTGTACAGATTGGCGAATATTCAACGGATCCCGCGTATTTTTCAAAGTCAGCTTTTATCAGAAAGGCCGCATTTAAGCAACAGGGCAAAGAAAAGAAAGGTAAGTTTAAGAATGGAAACGAGCGTAAATCCATGTTTATCACTACGGGTTATTCAGGATTCAGGCAAATACAAGGGCGTGAAATCGACAATGTGAAAACAAAATATAGCGGGGATTTAGAACGGAGCTTTCAGGTAGTAAAAGTAGGCGAAGCCGTTTATTACGGAACAACCAATCAAGGCGCTTCGGATAAGTTCGAAGGCATGACTGAGAAATACGGCGAAATATACCCGCTCACAACCGAAGAAAAACAATTTATGCGTGAGGACGTAATAAAACAAGCAATCATCATAGATAAACGCACGAACTAAAATGAAAGAGATATTAGAAGCCATACGAGATTTTGCGCTCACGAAGTACGCCACGTTTATAACGGGGTCGGCTCCTGTGCGCAAAATAGAAGGCAAAGATATCTTAACGGATTACGACGGGCAAAACTTTGAAGGCATAACCGATACCAAAACAAAACATTTCTACATCCGTTTCACAGGCCGAACTAACTACGATGCACAACGACGGGGAGCAAATGTTCAGTTCTATTCGGCGGTAAGTGAGTGCCGAATCGTTGGGGTGTATGCCAATGGTGATGCCGAAGAAATACTAACTACATTAATCAATTCGGTAACGGCTAAAGGCCATACCGTTTTGCGTTCAAATACAGAATCTACGACGGTGTTCAGAGAAGAAACCGGCAAGGATTTGACAAATAAAAACTTGACTTTGGTATCTGTTGACTTCAATATAACTCAACTCATATCGGGTCGTAATTGTTCACTAAACCCATGCGATTGTTAAATGTGCTGCAATAACCCAACAGATTTAGGATGTAAAAATAGCTGTGAAGCCATAACGCTTGACATTGGCGTAACGGGTCAAAGAAAAATATTTATCCGATACGACCTAAACGGGGCCGAAGTTGAACGCGCCTATACCGTTGACATGGATAGCGAAATCCTGACTTTGCCCGCTGATTTCTTTAACGAAGATTTAGATACAACCTTTGGTGTGTTCGACCAAAACGGTACTCAATTGGCATGCGCAAAGGTCAAGATAATGCCATGCGCTAAATCGGGAGAAATAGAAACTAATACCGTTGATACAAGTTTTTTGATAGGCTTCATCTCATGCACAACTAATACGCTTACCGTTGAGGTTGCTATACAATTCAGTGATAACGCCGCCATTGAGGACGGAACGGTTATAAGGTTGGGTTTTGTGAGTAGCGTCCTTTCATTTACGCCTGATATTGAAGTACCGCCGGGCGTTACTTACCTTGATGTAAACAATGATAATGAAATAATTATACTTGATGCCGCCGCTATGTTTGCCAGTGCGGGCTGCATTGTAAGGGTTAAGACCAACAATTCAGGATGTACCAATACCATTGACATCAAAACACAAGTTGAAAGCTATGATGGTCTTGCAACGGGCTATAACGTAGGCAATAATCCTTATTCACCAATATACATTTATACACCATGACAACTGAATTCATTTTGACATATTTAATATTTGCCTTCGCGTCCGTCGGGATCGGTAATCTTTATTTGTATATGATTCGACCGGCGCAGTTGTTCGCTTTTATGCAGAAACCACTTGCATATTTCAGCGATAAACCCGGCATACTTTCGAAGTTTATTTACAAGTCAATCGGGGGCTGTGGGGTTTGCACCGTGCAAAGATTTACAGACCTAGCTTTTGCATTTCTGATTTATCACTTTGAACTTCCGGGACAAACATGGGCTGTATGCCTTGAATGGTTCGGGTTCTATATCTTATTTGGAGGCTTGTCGTTCTACGCTCAAGCACTTGCACAAAAGCAGCCAAATGAAACCATTAAAAACATTGATTTATGACCACTAAACAATTCAGGGCGGGTGATTCCGTTTATCTAATTCAATACGGCGGGTTTGATTACTTGGCATATAGCCGAACACCCGTGAGAGGTACGGTTTTTAAACGTCAAGGGACGACGGTTACAGGTAGCGTATCTTCTGCTTATTCCGGCTCATTTGATGATGACGTAATTGCACAACTAAATGAGGTTGATTACATCACAGACGATAACGGTAACGCCTTTTATCAGGTCGTAAACTATCAGATAAACAACGGAATCACAAGACCACCAACAGCGTAAGCCATGCCATTCTATATTGATGATAATAGCCTAATTGAGAACAAACGCCGTGAGGTATTGTTGTACTCAGACCTTGACCAGACCTCAGACGGGCCGGCTTCAAGAGCCTATGCAGATGCAGCGGGTAGTGGGTTGGTTGTGACTACCATCGAAGTCGATTTAGGTCGCACCCCGTTAAGCAGAGGAACATTCACCGTAACGGATGCAGGGGTTACTTCAACGACAAAGATAATGATATGGCAGGCTATGTCATCATTAACAGGTAAGGGTTCATTAGCTGATGAAAACGAAATGGATACTTTACTACTCAAGGCCACAGCGGGAACGGGTAACTTCAAAGTTAATTGGGAGGCAAACGAGGGTTTTGTATTGGCTCCCGTCATAACAGGCGGATTCGTAAAAGGGGGTATTTTGACATCAAGGCCAAACACAGGGGCGTATCCAACAGCGGACATAAACAGACTTTTTAGGACGGTTAAACTCGGGAAGGTAGTCGGCAAATTCAAATTTAATTACATAAAAATATAAACAATGGCAATCATTCAATCAGGGGCTTCAGATAGCGTAATCGTAAACATTGGCGAAGCAGCTGCAAAGGGCTTGCATAACATCGCAAAACCACAGGATTACGGCACATTAGGCCACTATGCCGTATCGGTTCAAACGGGCTCAATCGGGGCTGGGTCGGCTGCAAATAGCGAACTTGTACAATTACGTTGGACGGATTCGACAAGGGTTTGCGTTATTACCGAAATCGTATGCAATGGGATGGTAGCATTTACCGCTTTTGCTGCGGGTTCAATTACCTTAAATGCAACTATTTGTAGAGGTTGGTCAGGCGATGGGTCAGGCGGTACTCCAATCACTTTGACGGGTGATACAAACCAACTCAGAGCATCTATGGGCGCTTCACTCATGGGTAGTGCAAGGGTGTCAACAACGGCAGCATTGACGGCAGGAACAAAAACCATTGACTCCCAACCCATCGGGATGATTACATCTCATTCAAGCGGTGGGGTCGGGTCCGCTACGCCCATAATCGGGAGCATTTACCTACCAACACCACAGCTATACAAGTGCGACCTTGCAAGCGGTGAACATCCTATCACATTGGTTCAAAACGAGGGTTTAATCATTCGTTCAACCGTTCCTGCAACGGGTGTATGGGTAGCGGGGTTCACAATCAAATGGATGGAATTATCAGTATTTTAATCACAAACTAAAAAATAAATATCATGACTTATTACAACATCGACACCACATCGCATGGAAATGCTGATGTATCAATCATCATTACCGAATGCACTGCAGCAGGAGTAAGCACACCAGCTGAAAATTATTCATTTGCGCAATATCATGACCCGATAATATATTACGTTGCGGGTGATGCACAAGGTGCAGCTTACTTTCAAGTCGTTTCGCATGAAGGGCGCAACTCGCCTATACTTACAAAGGATAACGTAATTAAATTAAACGGAACGGCTCACTTACAAACAACTACGCAAAAATTGGCAGATGCGATTTTGGATTTACTTATAGGTTAAAAATAAACAATCATGGCAGCTGACGAAATTAAGGAATACGGAGGTTGGATTACGACGATATGTTTACTAATCGGGGCAGCGGTTCGGGCATGGATTGACCTCGCAAAAAAGAAAACGGAAACGGACGGAAGGATTCAGCTAAAAAAAGAAGAAGTAGCTAAATTGGGGCGAGATGAAATAATGACCCAATACAATGAACTGCAAAAGGAGTTTAAGTTAGTCATGGGTCAACTTGAAGAGATACAAATGCAAATGATTGAAATACGTTCAGCGTTCGATGTGTTGATGCCGTTTCTTGAGAAAGCCGTAACGGATAACACCGAACTAAAAAACGCCATGGATAAGGCTGTTTCGAAATTGAAATTAAATAACGCTTAAAAAAATAATTATGCACATCATTCAATTAATTCAGGAGCATTGGGAGCCAATTACAACGGCTGCAATAGCAGTTTATGAAGTCATTATCCGCTTAGTTCCGACGTCAAAAAGTTGGAGTATCTTCACGTTATTGGGGCGTTTGATTCCTGATAAAACAACTGAAAACGAAGCACGATGACTCCCATCCAACGCATTACAACTATCCTATCAGGTTTAGGAATTAGCTACCACTTGCATTACGACTGCAATACGCCAAGTGTAGTAACCGTATCGACCTCAGTAACAGATTCGATTCTGTTTAAAGATGAACTAACCATAGCGGGTATCTTTTTTGAATATATCGGAATTGAACAGGGCGGACCTACAACTAAAGTATATTTATGATTGAGCGCAAAAGATTATTTGATACGGTAAGGCCATTGTTTGTAAAGTACAATGCAAAGCAGATTCAGGGCATTGATGAGATAATTGATGAATACGAACAAAAGTATTCAGAAATAGGCATTAAGGGATTGGCGTATTGTTTGGCAACGGTATTCCATGAAACAGCAAAGACCATGCAGCCCATTGTTGAATTTGGCAAAGGCAAAGGGCGTCCTTATGGTAGTAAAATCCGAATGGACCGAAAGCCGTACACAACGCCCGACCAATTATATTATGGCCGTGGATTCGTTCAGCTCACATGGTATGAGAACTATCAGAAAGCCGGTAAAAAGTTGGGAGTTGATTTGCTGAACAATCCTGAATTGGCCTGTGATTTACAAATTGCAGCCGACATCATGTTTGAAGGTATGATTCATGGATGGTTTACAGGTCGGAAATTATCACAATAT